TCATGTTTAACCGTATTAGCACCGTTGACACTATTGTTTACGACAGCATTAACGCCTTTAACAGTGATTATGGCGGCATTAGCACCCGTAACACTCTTGTTTATGGCAGCACTTGCGGGACTTATGGCAATTTTGATTATTGTTACCCCGTTAGCAGTGATATTTAGCGCGGCAATGATAGCACTTGCGCCCGCGTTTGTCGCATTGGGAAAAAGTGCCCCGAAATTCAAAGAGGGTATTAAAGGACTACCGAGCTTATTTCTCAAAATGGCAGTGCCCGCAGCAGTGTTGACGGCAGCTTTAGCACCGTTGGCGGTTGAATTTGTGACACTTGCAGCAGGAGCGACGGCGTTATTATTGGCAATGACAGGATTAGTTGTTGTGCTTACAGCAGTTGCATTGTTGTTAAGGCGCATTGTTACAACAACAAAATCGTTTACTAAAGCAATAAACGCGCTTATAAAAGCTATAGGATTATTGCAAGCGGTACTTATTCCGTTGTCGGCAATAGTGATGACGGTAAATGTACCTTTAAAAACAGCGGGTAAAAGTTTTGTATCATATGCAAAATCAACAATGACTGCAACTATAGCGACAGTCGGAATCAGCAGTGCATTGCTTATTATGACTGCATTGTTAGCGAACGCAAGCGTAACACTTGGATTAATGTCAAGCATTTTAACAAAAGTTGAAAACTCATTTAAAAGCATAGCAAAAACGCCTATTATATTCAGCGTTGCACTTGCAGGCATGACGACAAGCGGAACAGCAGCACTTACGCGATTTGTGTCTATTTTGCGCAAAACAATGACGACATCAAAACAAGTCGTTCAGCAGACCACAAACAGCTTAAAACAACTTGTAAATAAATGTATTTCTGATATAGTACGGAGCGTTTCACAATTGCCTGTAAAAATGGGTGATTCACTGAAAAAATCAGGAAAATCATTAAGTACGGCAATGGCTTCAATTTGGAAAGATGCAGTTGTTGCAGCGACAAAACCTGTTAACAAATTGATATCGGGTGCAAATTGGATATTAAAACAGTTTGGCTCAAATAAGACTGTTGCACAGTGGAAACCGTATGCAAAAGGTACAGACGGTCACGAGGGCGGCAACGCTCTTGTAAATGACGGTAGAGGTGCAGAACTTGTACAAATGCCGAACGGAAACACATTCATACCGCAAGGACGAAATGTGTTTATCCCGAATGCGCCAAAAGGTATGAAAGTATTGCCCGCAGAAGAGACGGCGCAACTCATGGGAAGAAATAACCCAACTTTCCATTATGCGTCAGGAACGGGCGATTTTGACGTTTATGATTATATCGACAATGCAAAAGGTTTGATAAGCAAGGTCAAAGAAAAATTTGTGTCTTATGGTGGATTGTCAGGCATGAGATTAGAAATAGGTAAAGATATGGTTAATCTCATAAGTGGCGAAATGATACCGTGGGTTAAAAAAGTATTTGATGAATACGGTATCGGTAAAGGTTGGAAATGGCCGTCACTTACTCACCTTATTACTTCACATTTTGGAAACAGAAAAAGCCCAGGAGGAATAGGCACAACCAATCACAGCGGTATTGATATCGGCGCGGCGTTTGGTACGCCCGTACTTGCATCAAAAGGCGGTACAGTTACGCGCGCGGGTTGGGCAGGCGGTTACGGTAATCTTGTACAAATAGACCATGGAAACGGTTGGAGCACTCTATACGGACATAACAGTGCAATACTTGTATCGGCAGGGCAGCGTGTACGGCAAGGACAAACAATTGCACTTGTTGGCTCAACGGGTAGAAGCACAGGGCCGCATATTCATTTTGGAATGCAACACAACGGCAGTTTTGTAAATCCGTTATCATATCTTGGAACGGGTTACGCAAACGGTGGGCTTGTGACAGAGCCTGGATATATCGGAGAGCGCGGACGTAATGAAATGGTAATACCTATGTCGCAAAGCAAGCGCAACCGTGGTTTAAGCTTATGGAGCGAAGCAGGGGAGATGTTAGGCATTACACCGAGAAGCCCCGAAAGCTCTACAACAATTTCAAAGTCAAATAATACGGAAAACAACACATATGCGCCTGTATTCAATTTGACAGTAAGCGGAAACAACGACGATAGAACAATGGAAAGAAAAGTTAAACGTTGGATTAAGGAATCTATGGACGAAGTATTTTCGTCATTAGACCGCAAAAACCGACGTTTGCGGGAGGTGTAAATCATGGCACTTATAAATGATATATATATATTTATCGAAGATGAAAGCCTGAATACCGAAGTTGAGAGTACAACTCACCCCGTCGAAAACGGGGTTGACATTACGGACCATGTGCAGAGAAAAGCAACCACTTTAAGCGTAAAGGGAAAAATAGTTGACTATTATTACCAAAACGAATTACAACAAACTATGTTAAGGGTTGCGCAAGCTTTACCGTCAAATAAAGTAGGACAGGGATTTATAAACGCAGGTCAACCAAAACTTATGAAAGCGGCTGATACTTTGTCAAAAATACGGAAGCTGATGAATAGTGGCGCATTGGTTGATTATGTCGGTCGAAACATATGTAACAAATTTCAAATTCAATCATTTAACACGTCTCACCCCAATACTGTTTGGGGTGGGGCTGAATTTGATATGGAATTGAAAGAGGTTCGCATAGCAAAGCCTGCAAGCAATGCCGCAACAGCAAAGGCGGTAAAAACGCAACAAGTCAAAAAGACGACATCAAAAAATGTCTATTATACTACCCGACGCGGTGACTGTATTTGGAGCTTGGTTATAACAGGCGATTATAAAGACCTAAAGCCTTATTATTCAAAGCCTATGGATAAATGCAATTGGTGTAGAAAAGAAAATCAAAGTGCATTTAGCAGACCGAATGACTTTAAAACATTGCAAATAAATAAAAAAATCTTGGTTGGTATTAGGGAGAATTGATATGAAATATGACAGAATTGAAATAACAAAATCACTGATACCTTACAGCTTTAATATTTTGCTTGGTGCAAACGTATATAATTTCGCTATTTCTTATAATAAAAATAACGATTTTTTCACTGTACGTTTATCAAAGGATGATGAGGTAATTTGCGAGGGTGAGCCGTTAGTATATGGCATGCCTTTATTTGAAGATATTTATGTTGCGGGTAAATTCCCCGCATTCACAATACTTCCATTAGATGAAAGCAATGAGCAAACAGCCGTAACATGGGATAATTTCGGCGAAACGGTATTTTTATCTATTGATAATGTAGGCGGTGATGATGATGAGTGATTCATACTCAAAGCTTGCCGCGGTTGGAACGAACACGGCGAGTTCACGCCTTGTCGTGGCAATGAATGGTTGGGTTGATACACCTGATTCAAATGGCACTGCGCCCGATGGAATGTTCGGGCGCAAAGCTATAATAAAAACGTGGTTGGTAACATTAAACAGTGAAGAATTGGACTTTGAATTTACTGTACCGTTTGATGACGATACCGAAGCAAACGAAGCTGAAATTATTGTTTACAACCTTTCAAGCGAAACAATTGACGCATTACGCTATAACGATAACATTACCATTGAAGCGGGTTACGGCGACGATACGGGATTGATATTTAGCGGTTATATTGTGTCTGTAAAATCAAAATGGGATGGTCCTGACTATGTAACGACAATTAAAGCGTTGGACAACTTTGATTTAAAAGAGCGCGACATTGTTGAACGAACATACGGAGCAGGAACGAAAGCAAGTTTTATTTTAAATGACCTTATATGGATGTTGAAAATACCGTGTGCAGTTTTTAGCATACGACGAGACCATACCTACAAAGACGAGCAAAAAGTAAGCGGCGGTATTATGGATAACATTCGTAAATATGCGGAGATATGCGGAATATCCGTATATATTAATCAAGGCAAGATTTACGCGCGGCATTTGTCAGAGGGCGACAATATAAATTTCACTGTTTCAGCAAATACAGGGATGATTGAAAGTCCTGAACCATTTGAGGAAGAAGTAACAGCAGAAGATTATACAGACGTAATTAAAGGCTATAAAGTAAAAATGCTTTTGCAACATAGATTGACGACAGCGGCAATTGTCAATTTGAGTTTTACCAAACAGTGGGAAAAATTAGGGTTCAACGACAATAACAAAAGCAAAGACGGTGTTGTTAGTTCAAGAAAGGCGAAAGAAAGCGGAACGTACCGCGTAAGGTCAGGGAAACACACTTTTAACAGTTCTGAATGCATAACCGAGGTGGAGGTGATTTAATGGGCTATTCAACAATATTTGAAAATATGATTGAGGAAAAATTAATGTCATTACACACGGCATACCTTGCAAAAGTCGTATCAACCAATGGAACGACAGCAAAAATTCAGCCCCTGGGTAATGTCAAAGCATATGGGAACGTTGCAAAAAAACAATCTCCTTTGTCAAATGTGCCGATATTGAAGCAAGCCCGATATAAAGTCACACCAAAACAGATAACGTATGTGTATTCTGTATCAAATCATACAGGACACACGAAAACCGAAACTGTGGCAGCATTAACGCCTATAAGCGCAGGCGATATAGTTTTATGCGTTTGTTGTGAAAGAGACATCACGGACGCAAAACGGGGCGTAAATAGCACGCCCGTTATCGGACATCATAATTTAAGCGATAGCATCATAGTCGGCGTACTCTAAAAAGGGGGCGATTGATATTAAAAGTTTTAAAACAGATGACAACGGCGACGTTGTTATGAGAAGCGGCAAAATCGAAATGATATCAGACACAGAATTGACCGCGCAAAAAGTGAGAACAGTTTTAAACACAAATAAAGGCGAATGGTTCGGGAATCTTGATGAGGGTATTGATTTATGGAAAATTCTCGGTAAAACAAGTGTAAACACAAACAGCAATATTCCGTTAATTCAAAAATCGGGCGATTTGTCAGAAACAGAAGAATTGCAACTTGCGGCGCGTTTGCGTTCGAGATTGGACGGTGATATTTAATGCAGCAGGATTATGCAACCGACATTATAAAAAGCGAAATATTCAAAGGACTACAGCAAGTTGATAGTTCTTTTTTTATTTCAAATTTTGAAATAAGTTTAGATAAAGAGACAAGGCATTTAAAAGTTGGATTTGTTGCACAATCAGACAGTGGCGAAGAAATAAGGGAGGTGGTTAATTATGTATAACAAAAACGGGTTTTACCGCCCGACATATGACGAAATAGTTGAGAGCAAAGAAGCAAAAGCGAAAGAGTTATTCGGCGAAGATATCGACACGGGAGAGTTAACGGCGTTGGGTAAATTTATTCGTATCAATGCATATGATTTATCCAAAGCTTATGAGGATTTGGAAGCGACGTATTACGCGCGTTTTCCAAACACCGCAGTTGGAACAGCTCTTGACCGATTATGTGTATTTGCGGGAATAGTACGAAACCCTCCGACTTATGCAACGCATAAAATACGTGTTTTCGGAGAACAAAACTATACCGTTGAAATGGGCGCGTTAATCGTTCGCGGCAAAGATAGTGACATCTCATTTTATAACATTGATTCATACACAATAAATCAATCTATGACAGTAAACGACGAAACAGTTTACTATACAGACGCTATTGTACAATGCGCGACATCAGGAACAGCGGGAAATATACCTATTGAGGAAATAGTAAACACAATTACCGAGGTTGACAGAATTGAGTATTTAGGTGTTGATGAAAGCGGCAAAGAAAGTGAAACAGACCTTGATTTACGAAAACGATTTGCAAAAACCATTGAGGGAGCAGGAAGCAATAACGCAAGTGCATTAAGAGCTGTACTTATGCGAATTAACAACGTGACAAGTGCTGAAATTGCCGAAAATGATGAAGATACTTGGGAAAAGATTATAACCGCTGATACAACGTATCAAGCAGGAACGTCTTATTATTCTTTATCAGGAACGACGTACAAGTTGTTAGTTGCAGGCACTGATTACACAGTCGGCAGTGCTATAACGACAACAGTATATGTTGACGGCAGACCTCCGCACAGTTTTGAATGTTATGTAAACGGCGGTGATGAGGACGAAATTGCGCAAGCAATATTTGAAAAAAAGCCTATCGGTATTAAGTCATGCAGCACTGCAACAGGTGACGATAAGGTTGAAAAAACCGTAAAGGATGCAGGAGGAAACGAACACACGATTTTCTTTTCCAAAGTCTCACGCGTCAATCTCAAACTTAAAATTTCATACAAAAAGGATGCAACCTTTAATAGCAATGCGACAGACAGCGAAAACGGCTTGACCGAAATTCGCACGAATCTTGTTAATTACATTAACGGTTTAGGAATTGGAACAGATGTTATTTTGTCGAAGCTGTATGAATACATATACGACGTTCAGGGAGTAACAGAAGTAACCAACTTGACAATATCGACAAACGGTGGCACGACATATACGACATCAAATGTCACAATTCAAAAATGGCAAATTGCGCATTTGTCAGCGGATGATATTGACTTGCAGGAGGTACAAAGCTGATGAAAGAATTTGATTTTGAAAATCAGGCAAAAAACCTCCCTGATAGTTTTGCAAAATCACCCGACAGCAATAACTATAAAATATTGACAAATGAAAAAATAGCCGTAGATGAATTTCGCAAGGATATAAAAGCGGTAGACAATTCACTTGATTTAAACGGTGTTGATGAAAACGGCAATCCATATGTATATGGCAAAACGCTTGACTTATACGGCGAAATGCTGAATCAACCGCGCGGCGTTGCAACGGACGAACAGTATAAAATGCTCATACGTGCAAAGATAACGCGTAGTTTGGCGGGCGGCGATTTACCAAGTGTATTAGATGCGCTATGCGTAACATTTAATTGTGAGCCGTCACAGATAAAAATCATTGAAAAAGTGGACGCATATTGTACGGTTGAAGCCGTCACATTGCCGATTGATAAGCTTAACGATGCAGGAATGACACAAACGCAAGCAGTGAAGGTTATAAAAACCTTATTGCCTGTCGGTGTAAAACTTGAAGTAACAAATTATGAGGGAACATTTGAATTTACTGACAGCACATCCGAATATTCCGAAACAGCAGGATTTGGAGACTTGAACGACGATACAGTCGGCGGTTATTTTGGAAGCATAATCAGTGAAGAAG